TCATGCTGCGGCCCGCCGCGGCCGGTGGCCGCCATCGTCGCCCTCGGGCGGCATCGGTTCGCCGAACAGCCGGCAGGCCTCGGCGTAGGCGTCGCGCGTGGCCTGGATGGCCACCTCGGGCGTGCGCGAATACTCGGCGCTGATGACGATATCGCGCAGGGCGTTGAACACCTCGTGCGGGGCGTCGAACCCGTAGATGGCGCAGAGCGCGCCGAGCGCGGCCCGACGTTCCCACGGGGCAGCATCGACCGCCGCCGCCTGGATCGCGTCGACCGCATCGCGATCGATGCCGGCCTGCCGGCGATCGTCGCGGTCGAGGCCGCTGTGGGCGATGGCGTGCCGCAGCGACCAGAGGAGCCTGCCGGGGCGCATTTACTCGGCGTTCCGGGCGAGCTGGTCGCGGGCCCAATCGGGCAGGCCGGGCGCCTCGGGCACGCCGAACACCTCGCCGGCCTGCCGGGACGCGCGGCGCTCGACCGGCTGGCCACAGCGGACGGTGAAGTCCTCGGCGACGGCCGGCACCAGGTCGGGCCAAAGGTCGGCTATCTCGGCGTTGCCGAAGTCCTGGCGGCGGAGTGCCGAGTGCACGTCGCCGACCAGCGGCATCAGGCCGAGGACGAGGGCGCGTGCGGCCGTCAGGCGCTGGGCGCGGTTATAGGCGACGGAGAGTTCCGCCGGTGCTTCGACGAGCTGGGTGGCGCGGCCGATGTTGCGGTGCAGGTCCTCGGCGGTCAGGTCGCAGGTTTCGGGCTCGGCCTCGAAATCACGCTCTGTGACGGTGCCATCGAGCAGGTGCCGGCGCCGCTCGATGACGAGCGCCATGCGGTGCGGGATATCGAGCGCCAGCCAGGCGGGTGTCTGTGAAGCCGAGACGGAAGAGGAGAGTGTGTCGAGCATCCTGGGTTCCTCCATGAGAGGAAACCATTGTTACCCAAATTGGGTAATCGCACAACCCCAAATTGGGTAACTAACGTCCGACGGCTACATCTTTGACCGCCGCATCGGGATTTCGCCGAATGAATTTCTGTGCGGCCCTTCTCGGCTTAATGTCCGTAATCAGGGCCATCAGATCGACCGCCACATCGTGCATTGTCGGTGCATTGGTGCTTTCGAGGTCAAAGAGGCCCCGACTTCGGCCGCGCTGAGGGACCTTCACCAGGACCCGGCCGTCCGGGAGCCAACAGACGCATGGTTCGCCCAAGTGCTCATCCCGAGGTTCGGTGCGCTCATCATAGAACAAAAGCCATCCGTCGTTTGCCAAGCCGTACATTGAAGTCCCTTTAACCTCTAGCGCTTTGGCGTTCTCACTGGCCCCGGCCGGAGCCGGCACCTCGCCAAAATTCTGGTCGCCCAACGCGAACAACACGGACCCGTCAGGTCCCGCGCCCGCTAGGCCAATAATCTCAACAGTATGTTCGGGCAAAACGTCTGAAGGCTGGACACCATATATCTGCGTCGCCTTGTCGATGTGAACGTCGGTAAGTTTTCGCTCGCCGCGCTCGAGCTTGATGTAGCCGGATCGCGACATCCCCATGGCGTCGGCCGCTTGATCAAGCGTCCAACCACGTCCATCCCGCAGAGCTCTGAGGCGATTACCCATGCTGGGTATCGTGCCGTGATCGCTGGGCTGCGTCGTTCCCCAATATGGGGTTGCAATGTTACCCAAATTGGGTAACAAGATGGGCTCATGAAGCTCGCGCTCTACATGTCGCAACACAATCTCTCCCCCGAGGACATGGCAATCAAGATCGAGGATTGCTCGGCTTCGGCCGTGCTCAAGTGGTCACGCGGCGAGCGCGTTCCGCGGGTCGAGCAGCAGCGTCGCATCTACGAAATCACCGACGGGCAAGTGACGCCCAATGATTTCGTGCTGGACCAGGCGGTGGAGCCATGAGCGCGCGCCGCAAAATTGCGGACCTGCTGCGCCGCGCCGCCCGGTCGATCGACGACACGCCGGCCGAGCGGGTGCTGCGCCTGGAGCTGGCGCCGCGGCGGATCAGCCGCGCCACCGGCACGGCAGAATACTTCGACCGCCGCAAGGGCCTGTGGGTCTCGTGGCGCGACTGGCTGGGGAGAGCGTGATGGGGCGCTCATTCCCGCATTCCCAGCACGCGCGTGCGGATGGTGGTCAGCGCCTCGTCGAGCGCGTCAAGCGCCATCTGGTGCGCGGCGTCCCGGTCGTAGGTTCCCGGCTCGAGGCCGGCGACGGCATCGTCGAACACGGCCGCCGCGGCGTAGTCGCTCAGCGTGCGCCGCACCAGGTCGGCGCTTTCGGCTTCGCGCTCCTCGGGCGAGGTATGCACCAGATTGGTGCTGACGCTGAGCAGCAGCTTGAACAGCACGTCGTTCGCCATTGCCTGGCCGACATAGAGCGTTTCGACGCTCGGCCGATCCTCAGCCATTCCTGTTCCCCTTTCCGAACCGGCGCACGTCCTCTTCCTGCGGCGCGCCGAGGCGGAGCGCCGCGCGAGTGTGGAGACCTCCCATGGCTCGCGCGGCGTCCCTTATCCGTCGTCGGGGACGTTCTCGCATGGCCGAATTGCGGCCGTCACTGCGTAAATTCGGGAGAGTTACGCCATGGCTAGCACGCGCCGGCTGGGGGCCGAGATCTATGCGGCGCTGAAGGCCTCTACCGCGAGCTTCGTGCGCGAGGCGTTCGGGGTGCAGAAGCTGGCGGCCGCGGCAACGCGGGTCGAGCAGCAGGCGATCTCGGACTACTGCAACAAGACGGCGGCCGAAAGCTTCATGCCGATCGACGTTGTCGTCGACCTGGTGCAGGCGAGCGGCGATACGCAGTTGCTGCGCACCGTGGCCGACCTCTGCGGCTGCCTGCTGGTGCCGCTGCCCGAGGGTCGGGCGAGCGATGCGATCGACGAACACACCATCCGCACGGCCAAGGACTATGCCGACATGGTGGCCGCGATCATGTCGGCCAAGCGCGACGGTCGCATCACGCCCGCCGAAAAGCAGCAGCTGCTCAAGGACATTCGCGACCTGATGATCGAACTGGCCGCGCTGGCCGAGGCGATCAAGGCGGCGGTGCACGAATGACGCCCGACCTGACCCGGCGCGCTGTCCGCGAGGAAATGGATGAGGCCGAACGCAAGGCTTGGGATGCGCTCGCTCGCTACAAATTCCAAATGTTCGGTTACTGGGCCGCAATCTGGGTGCACCTCAACCGGGTCGGTGGCTTCAAACGGCCAAACCCCTTTAAGAGCGCCGTTCTGCTCGCTCGCGGCTCGCGCGCGAGGGGCGCGTCTCCAACAGTGAGGATGATCGTGATGAGTGATCTATTGGGATTGGACAACGCTCTGGCCGATCGAGCGCGAGAGCACTCGCTCGGCCAACCGCCGCGTGGCGCCATGCCCGAAAGCGAGCTGCCGTTGACCTGGCCGGAGGCGGGCCCGAGGCCGCACCGTTTCGCCGGCATCTTCCGGATGCTGCAGGGCGAGGAGCGGCACGAGTTCGACGAGTCGATCCGCATCAAGGGCCTGCTCAACAAGATCGTGATGTTCGAGGATGCGATCCTCGACGGGCGCAACCGCTACATCGCCCTGGTCGATGCCGGCATCGTCGATCCGGCGCTCGACTGGCGCGGCTACCCGGACCTGTTCACCGCGTTCGACGGCACCGCGCAGGAGGCGCTGGAGCGCGTCTGGATGCTCAACGAGCAGCGGCGCCACGACAGTGCCGGCGAGCGGGCCATGGCCGCGGCGCGCTACAAGAAATTCCTGGAGCAGGTGGCCGATCCCGCAAAATTGCGGAAATCGGACGCCGAATTGGCGGCCGAACATGGCGTGTCGGAGCGGCTGCTCAACTCGGCGAATGCCGTGCTGAAGAATGCCGAGCCCGACCTGGTGCAGGCCGTCGACGAGGGGCGCGTGTCGGTGACCGATGCCGCCGAGGCGGCCCGCCTGGCCAAGGAGCAGCAGGCCGAGATCGCTGCCGCGGCGGACCGCAAGGCGGCCAAGCGCAAGGTGCAGGCGGCCAAGGCACCGGACCTGCCGCCGCCGCTCAGCCGCACCGACCTGGCGCTGTTCAGCGAGGCGGTGTGCAACCTCGCGCATGAGGCGGCGAAGAAGCATGGCGGGGCAGGGGCCTCGATCTCGGCCGACAAGGTGCTGAAGTTCGCGCGCGATCTTGGCCTCATCCAGCAGAGCGGCGAGTTCGGCTTTACGCGCCCGATGCTGCTGGCGCTCAACAAGCTGCGCGACACCATGCCGGACAAGCCGGCGAAGGCGCCCAAGCGCGAGCCCGATCTGCTCGGGCCGACGGTACCGCCGCTCGGTGGCGAGTGGTCGCAGCAGATCGGTGGGTTGAGCGGCAGGGACACGGCATCGATCGCGGTCTTTCATGAGGAAGATGAAACGTTCTCGGTGTCGGTGCACTACAGCTTCGCCACGACGGGCGGAGGTGGACCGTTCGCCGGCAGTTACCCGGATTTTCATGCTGCCATCGCAGCAGCGGCCGGCGAGTTGCTGCATACACTGCGCGACATTCACGATCGGGAGGACAGCGTCACCTCCGACGTGACGCGACGCTCGGCCAAGGCGGGCGCCGACTGGCTCCAGCACAAGCTCGACGAATGGGGGATCGCGCTTCCCGATCCGGTGTCGGACGCGGTCGATGAGGTTCTCGACATCGTCGCCGGCGCGGTTGGGCTCCAGCTCGACTACGACGCGCTGGTGGCGGAGCAGGGCGAGCGCAAGGGCCATCACACCAAGGCGTCGGCGGAGCCGATCCTCAGGGCCGGGCGGGGCGCCGACATCGAGTGGCAGCGGATCGCCGACGATATCGGCCACCCGCTCGGGACCGTGCAGGGATGGTCGTTCAAGCTCGGCCTCACCGGCAAGGGTACGGGCCGGTCGGCGCCGCGCGGCCGCAAGAGCGAACAGCAGGCGGCAGCATGAACGCGATCCTGCCCGACAGCTTCCGGGAGTTTGCGGCGGCGCGCGGCGAGGCCGTGCCGGACGAGCTGATCGTCGACGGCTTCGCCGGCGGCGGCGGCGCGTCGGAAGGCATCGAGCAGGCGCTGGGCGACCTGATCGCGCAGGGGATGGATGTGCCCGAGCATGTGTCGATCGCCATCAATCACGACGATGCGGCGATCGCCATGCATCGGATCAACCATCCGCACACGCTGCACCTGCCGCACGACATCTGGCGGGTCAACGCGCTGCGCGTCACCAACGGCATCCGCGTCGGACTCGGCTGGTTCTCGCCCGATTGCCGGCATCATTCCAAGGCCAAGGGTGGCCGGCCGGTCAGCAAGTCGGTGCGCGACCTGCCTTGGGTGGTGGCGTACTGGGCCAAACAGGTGCGGCCGCGCATCCTGTTCCTCGAAAACGTCGAGGAAATGCGCGACTGGGGTCCGCTGCTGCGGATCGCCGAGGGCGTGTACAAGCCCGACCCGGCACGCAAGGGGCAGACGTTCGACACCTGGCTCAACAAGTTCGTGCGCATGGGCTACCGCGTCGAGCTCAGGCAGCTGCGCGCCTGCGACTATGGCGTGCCGACGATCCGCAAGCGGCTCTACATCATCATGCGCTGCGACGGCGAGCCGATCGTCTGGCCCGAGCCGACGCATGGCGATCCGAAGTCCGAGGCCGTCGCGTCGGGCCGGCTGAAGCCGTGGCCGGTCGCGGCCGACATCATCGATTTCGACCTGCCATGTCCGTCGATCCTGATGACGCGCGACGAGGCGCGCGCCTACACCAAGGCCACGGGCATCCGGCTGGTCCGGCCGCTGGCGACGAACTCGGAAGCGAGGATTGCCAGGGGCTTCAAGCGCTATGCGCTCGATGCGGCCGAACCATTCGTTGTTCACCTGTCGCACGGTGACAGCGGCGGGCGGCGCAGCTTCGGCGGAGACGAGCCGCTGACGACGGTCGAAGCGACGGGCAACAAGCACGCCGTGGTCGTTCCGCATGTGATGACGATGCGCAATGCCGAAAAGCCGTTCAACGGCGCCGACGAACCTGCCCATTCGGTGACAGCGGGCGGCGCGGGCCTGAGCCTTGTCGAAGGCGCGATCGTCCCGTTCGTGACGCATGGCCAGCATGGCGGGCGCTCACGCGAGGCGGGCGAGCCCATGCATACGGTGGAGGCCTCGCCCAAGAACACCGACCAGCTGGCGCAGGCCTTCCTGGTGCCGCGTTATGGCGAGCGGGTGGGGCAGCAGCCGCGCAGCCGCGCGATCGACGAGCCGATGCCGACGACGGTCCCGACGGGCAATGGCGGCGATCTGGCTGTTGCCTATCTGGCGCAGCACAATGGCGACCCGCGCGCCGATGGACAGGACGGCGCACGGCCGGGCCGTCCGATGGACGAGCCGCTCCCGACCAGCACGACGCGCGGCACGCAGGCGCAGCAGGTGGTGGCCTATCTGGCGCAGAACAATACCGATGTCGTCGGCCATGATTTGCGCGAGAGCGTGTCGACCATCGTCGGCAAGGGCTCGACCCAGTCGCTGGCAGTGGCAATGTTGTCGCACGCCTATACCTCCAACACCGCCGGCGGCGAGGGGGACCCTGGCAAGCCGATCAAGACGGTGCTGACAGGCAACCATGCGAACCTCGTCACCCTGCCACTGGTGACGGCCTACTACGGCAACGAGCAGAGCGCCGGGACGATCGACACTCCGCTGCGCACCGCATCGACCCGCGACCGCTTCGGCGTGGTGGAGGGCGCGGCGGCTACACCGCCGCTGACCGAGGCGCAACTGGCGCGCGCCCGGCAGGTGGCGGCGTTCCTCAGGCAATATGGCTGCTGGGACGAGCGCGAGCTGGTCACCCTCGTCATCAGGGGCGTCACCTACATCGTCGTCGATATCGGCATGCGCATGCTGACGGCGCGCGAGCTGGCGCGGGCGCAGGGCTTCCCCGAGCGCTACGTGCTGGCGGCGCCCTACGGCAAGGGCGTGCTGTCGGACACCGAGCAGCGGCACAAGATCGGCAACTCGGTCTGCCCCGGCGTGGCGCGGGCGCTGGTTGCCGCCAACTACCGGCCGCGGGCGGCGCGGTCGCAACCCACAGCGAGGGCGGCATGATGGACGAGCGCTATGTCAGGATCGACGGGACCCAGCTCAGCGAGGCGCTGCAGCTTTGCACCTACGTCGTCGAAAAGCGCAACACCTATCCGATCCTCGCGATGGTGAAGCTCGACTACCACGACGCGGTGCTGACGCTGACGGCGACCGATCTCGATATCGACCTCAGCGTCGTCTGCGCGCCGATCGGGTGCGGCACGGCCGACTGGACGATCTGCCTGCCGGCGCATCCGCTCGCCAGCATCGCGCGCCTCGCCGGAAGCAACGGCGTGGTCATCCGGCCGAACCCGTCGGATGCGACCAAGGTGCAGGTGTCGCTCGACCAGGGCGACCTGTTCCAGGAGGTGTCGTACGATATCGACGGCCTGGCGTCGGACAGCTTCCCCGACATCAGGGGCAAGCGCGGCGAGCTGATCGAGATCTTCGGCAATGGGCGCATGGCCGAGCTGCTGCGCCGCGTGTCCTGGGCCATGTCCACCGAGGAGACGAGGTATTACCTCAACGGCGTCGCCTGGCAGGTGGGTGGACCGCTGGGCCGGCGGCTCGCGGCGACGGATGGGCACCGGCTGGCGCTCTGCTCCTACGACCCCATCGACACCGCGGGGCAACAGCTGACGCGCATCCTGCCCATCAAGCTGGTCGGCCTGCTCGAGCGCCTGCCCATGCCCAACCTCAATGTGTTCGACGTGCTGTCGGACGCGCCCGGCCGCGCCGGTCTCAATGCGATCGAGATCGATGCCGGCAAGGTGACGATCCGCGCCAAGCTGGTCGAGGGCACCTATCCCGACATCGACCGGGTGATCCCGAAGCCGAGCAACCATGTCGCGCGCTTCGAGCTGCCGGCCGACCGGCTGGCTGGTGCCGTCGATCGCGCCTTGGTCCTGGCTGAAAGCACCAAGGGCGGCAAGATGATCAGCTTCAGCCGCGACGAGGCGACGGGCCTGATCGCGGTCGCCAACATGACGCTGGACTATGGGGCGTCGAAGGTGGTGACGCCGTTCGCCTGGCCCGAGGGCGGCGTGACGTTCGGGGCGAACGGCCGGTATCTGCGCGACGTTCTGAAAAGCTGCGCCGGCAAGCTGCAGATCAAGCAGATCGATGCGGCGGCGCCGATCACCATCCTCGACGAGGACGGGACGATGGTGCGGCTGCTGATGCCGATGAGGGTGTGAGCGATGGGCAGTCGCAAACCAACCCTGGGCTTTGCCTCGCGCACCGACGCGGTGCTGGCGCTGCGCGAGCAAGGTATCACCGATCGCCGCGTCATCGCGGCGCGCATCGGCATCGACCCCAGCTGCGTCGCGGCGCTCGAGCGTTCGGCGCAGCGCCGGGGCACACCGCGGGCGCCGGGCTTTCGGCTGGAGCCGCTGGCGCACGACCCGCTGGCGAAGCTCTTGCCCGACGAAACGCTGACCGGCCTCCGCCGTGCGGCGGCGCCGCGCGGGGTGTCGGTGATGCAGCTGGTGGCGCGGCTGCTGTCGACCGTGGTCGAGGACGATCTGGTCGGCGCGATCCTGGATGAGGGGAGAGACGCATGAACCTGCCTCTCTCCTATCGCGATTTCCTCGACGCCAAGATGGTGTTCGCGCCGGTCGGCGGGTTCCATGTCGAGCTCGGCGAGATCAACCCGCTGCTGAAGCCGCACCAGAAGCTGATGGTGCAGTGGGCCTGCGCCGGCGGGCGGCGGGCGATCTTTGCCGCGTTCGGGCTGGGCAAGACCTTCATCCAGATCGAGCTGATGCGGCTGGTGCGGCAGCACCTCGGGCGCATTGCGGCGGTGCTGCTGGTGGCGCCGCTTGGCGTGCGGCAGGAGTTCCTGCAGGACGCTCGCACGCTGGCGACAGGCGAGCATCCCGACATCACCGACGCGCAGCGCGCCGAGCTCGCGGCATGGCTCGACCTTCACCCGGAACGCGCACCGGTGCTGAGCTTCGTGCGGCGCAGCGACCAGGTGACCGGCGGCGGGCTCTACCTCGCCAACTACGAGAGCGTGCGCGACGGCCGGCTGGACGTGACGCTGTTCGCCGCGGCCTCGCTCGACGAGGCCTCGTGCCTGCGCGGCATGGGCGGCACCAAGACGTTCCGCGAGTTCATGAAGCTGTTCGACGGCTTGGCGTACAAGTTCGTGGCCACGGCCACGCCGAGCCCGAACGAGTACATCGAGCTGCTGGCCTATTCGGCGTTCCTCGAGGTGATGGATGTCGGCCAGGCCAAGACGCGGTTCTTCAAACGCAACAGCGAAAAGGCCGACACGCTCACCATCCACCCGCACAAGGAGCGCGAGTTCTGGCTGTGGGTGGCGAGCTGGGCGCTGTTCGTCGAGCGGCCGAGCGATCTCGGCTTTGACGACGAGGGCTACGATTTGCCGGCGCTGCAGGTGCACTGGCACGAGCTGCCGAGCGACCACAGCGCGGCGGGCGAGGAAAAGAGCGGCCAGAAGCGGTTGCTCAAAAACGCCGCTGCGTCGCTGCCCGACGCCGCGCGCGAAAAGCGCGACAGCCTCGGCACCCGCATCGCCAAGCTGATGGAGCTGCGCGCGATAGATCCGGGGGCGCACCGGGTGATCTGGCACGACCTCGAGGCCGAGCGCCACGCCATTGCCGTCGCCATTCCCTCGGCCCGGTCGGTGTGGGGCAGCCAGGACCTCGACGAGCGCGAGCAGCGGCTCAACGATTTCGCCTATGGGCGGCTGCAGGAACTGAGCACCAAGCCGATCATTGCCGGGCAGGGGTGCAATTTCCAGCGCTACTGCGCCTGGGAAATCTTCGTCGGCATCGGCTTCAAGTTCAACGACGTGATCCAGGCGGTGCACCGCTGCTATCGGTTCCTGCAGCGGCGGGAGGTGCGGATCGACTTCATCTACACCGAGGCCGAGCGGCCGATCCGCGACCTGATCGAACGACGCTGGCGCCAGCACGACGAACAGCGCGCCATCATGACCGGCATCATCCGCGAGTTCGGCCTCAGCCAGGCGGCGATGGCCTCGACCCTGCGGCGCGGCATGGGCGTGGCCCGGATCGAGGCAGCGGGCGATGCGTACCGCGTGGTCAACAATGACTGCGTCGAGGAATGCCGCGCCATGGCGCCCGACAGCGTCGATTTGATCGTCACCTCGATCCCGTTTTCGACGCAGTACGAGTATTCGCCCAACTACGCCGATTTCGGCCACACCGACGACAATGCGCATTTCTTCGCGCAGATGGACTACCTGATCCCCGAGCTGCTGCGCGTGCTGAAGCCGGGGCGGATCGCCGCCATCCACGTCAAGGACCGGATCGTGCCGGGCGGGCTCACCGGGCTCGGCTTCCAGACGCTCTATCCGTTCAGCGACGACACGGTGCGCGCCTTCGGCAAGCACGGCTTCGCCTACCTCAGCCGCAAGACCATCATCACCGACGTGGTGCGCGAGAACAACCAGACCTATCGGCTGGGCTGGACCGAGCAGTGCAAGGACGGCTCGCGCATGGGCAACGGCCTGCCGGAGTACCTGCTGGTGTTCCGCAAGCGGCCCTCGGACAATTCCAACGGTTACGCCGACGTGCCGGTGCGCAAGGCCAAGAAGCTCTATGAGGGCGACGACGGCTGGAGCAATCCCGAGGGCTACAGCCGCGGCCGCTGGCAGCTCGATGCACATGGCTTCATGCGGGTCAGCGGCAACCGGCTGCTGATGCCCGACGAGCTGCGCGGGCTCGACGCCAAGGTGATCTACAAGCTGTGGAAAGCCTTCAACGTGAGAAGCATCTACGATTTCGAGCATCACGTCAGCGTCGCCGAGGGGCTCGAGGCGGCATCGTCGCTGCCTTCGGACTTCATGCTGATCCCGCCGCACAGCTGGCATCCCGACGTGTGGAGCGATGTCGCCCGCATGCTCAGCATGAACACGCTGCAGGCGCAGGCCGGACGCGAGCAGCACCTCTGCCCGCTGCAGTTCGACATCATCGACCGCTGCCTGGTGCAGTACTCGATGCCCGGCGAGACGGTGCTCGACCCGTTCGGCGGGCTGATGTCGGTGCCCTATCGCGCCCTCAAGCATCGGCGGCGCGGCATCGGCATCGAGCTCAACCCCGGCTACTTCGCCGACGGCCTCGCCTACGTCGAAGCGATGGCGCGCGACATGGCGGTGCCGGACCTGTTCGGGCTGCTGGAAACGGAGGAGGCCGAAGATGATGCCTGAAGCGAAGAGCACCGACGACAAACTGCTGCCATGCCCGTTCTGCGGCGAGCCGCCCCTGGTCGCCGGTGCGTCAATCTGGTGCGCTAACGTCTCCTGTTGGGGGCCGCACGTGTCGCAGTTTGCGCACGTGGAGGATGCAATCGCCGCATGGAACCGCCGCTTGGTGGCGAGCGCCGGCGACCGCCCCGACCCGACACCAGATGCGGCCTTCGACGCTTGGGTGGCTTCGTTGCCCAAGCAGAGCTGGGCGAAATATGACCTCTCGGCGTGCCGCTTGGGATGGGACGCCGCCCGCCGCGCCGCCCTCCCGACAGAGGCACCCGAGCTGGTGGCGCTCGTGTCGTTGGAATGGGAAAGCATCGACAACACAGCAATGTGGGCGAACGTCGTGCCGTTCTGGCTCCAGTATCGCATCACCCTGCGAGCCGATCGACAGAAGGTGCTCCGCTCGGAATGGCTGGGCAATCGCCGCGAGGACATTGGTATCTTCGCGGATTGGGATGCCGCAAAGGTCGCCGCTCAGACTGATTTTAACGAACGCCTCGCTGCGCTGCCTGTCTCGGGAGCTCCAGAGCAGACGATTGCCGAAGTCGCGCGAATTATTCTGTCGGTATCATCGGTCCCATACGACGACGCCAACGACGAACGCCGGGAAATGGCGCGGGCCGCAGCCGCCAAGGTCATCGCCGCACTCTGCCCAGCCACAGTATCTAGCGCCGAGCCGGTGGCGAAGATCGATGACCGCGCCGCCATTTCATCTGAGCAGGGCGAGGCGCCGGCGACGCCGGCCGATGTTCGCGAACTCGCCGACAGAGCGCGCAGGTTTGCACTCGGGCCAGCATTCGTAGAGCTCGGCTTCAATAAGACCATCTCGCTGGCTGCCGAGCAGGCCATCATGCTCGACCGTGCTGCCCGCTCCCGGAGGCCTGGAAATGGCTGAGCTGCGTGTCGAGAACCCGCGACTGACCGGCGACTTCGTCAAGCTGATGGCCGATGCCGGCGTGACGCTGCCGGTGCGGCTGCACGAGACGGAGGTCGGCGAGATCGTCGACGCCAAGGGCCGCGAGGTGTGCGTGGTCGATGTGAACCGCGAGCGGCCGGACGACGAGGTGGTGCATCTGTGCAGCTGGATCGTGGTGGCGATCAACACGTGCGGCGGATTTCAGGCAACCGGAGTTCCACGTGAAACCACGTTCTAAAATAGAGCCGCGCCGGCACCTGGTGTATTCGCCGGAGTTTCGCGAGCGGCTGGAGGCGACGCGCGCCAAGGTGGCGGCGTCGCGCGAGCGGCTGCGGCTGCTCGACCGGCGCGACAGCCTGGCGACGCTGATCGAGGCGAAAACCCAGCAGATCGCCGCGCATGCGCGCGAGTTCGAGGAGATCGAGCGGCAGCTCGGGGAGGGTGTACAATGACTAGCGGCGCGGTCGCAGGGCAGGAACGCGGAGCCTGCACCTGTTTGGAAATCCAGGGTGAAGATCCGGCCTGCCCCCGGCATGGCAACAAGGCCGTTATACGCGAGCTATATCGCCTCTCCGCCAGAACTGAGAACGCTCGCGCGGCCTGGGTCTTGGCCGAGGCTGCGCAACTCATTGAAGAGCAGGCTGAGCGGGTCGATGTCGTATCGCTTAGTCCAGCCGCGCGTGATGTTCTCATGGAACGCAGCCGCCAGATCGCCGCTGAGGGCTGGACGGCAGAGCACGATGACCAGCACGACGATGGGCAGCTTGCGAGGGCTGCGGCGGCCTACGCGATCTTCGCCGGCCTGCCAAGGCAATTCACGACGCTGGCGCAGTCCATGGGCCGCGCGATCCCGATGATCTGGCCGTGGGATGCAGGCTGGTGGAAGCCTTCCGAGCAGAACCGCCGCAACCTCGTCAAGGCCGGCGCGCTGATCTTGGCCGAACTCGAACGGCTGGACCGTCGAGGGCGGTCATGAGCACACTGACTTTTGCGCAGCTGCGCCGCGCCAACCTGGCGCGGCAGGGCCCGGACGGGTGGAACCGGCCGCTGCATGGCTGGTCGCGCGACGACTGGGCGGTGGCCCTGGGCGGCGAACTGGGCGAGACGCTGAACGTCGTCAAGAAGCTCAACCGCGCGCGGGACGGGATGCCGGGCAACCATCGGTCGGCGGCGGAGCTGCTGGGCGATCTGGCGGAGGAACTGGCGGACACCGTGCTCTATCTCGACCTGTTCATGGCGCGGGACGATGCGACGTTCGAGCAGCAGATCGGAGATCGGAGCTTCGTCGAGCTGCGCAATTTCACCGCAGCCTATCTCGATGATCGTTCGCCGTCGGCCATCGGCCGGGCGGCGATCCAGGCGCTGGCGCAGACAGTCGGCGCGGATCGCGGCGGGATACTGTTGCAACGGCTCGACGAGTTGGCCTTCGTCCACGATATCGACCTCGGCGCGGCCGTGGTCAGCAAGTTCAACTGGACCTCGGAAAAGCTCGGCTTTCCGCATCGGCTGGAGGCGGCATGACCGGCGAGGTGCTGCAGTTTCACGCCGACCGGCTGCGCCGAATGCTGCGCGATCTGCAGCTCGACCCGGCGTCGCTGCTGCCGGCGCCGGACGGGGCGCTGGTCGACGACATATCGCGGCGGCGGCTGACCCCGGCGCTCGACAACCAGACGCTGGCCGAGGGGCTGGTGAGCGCCGTCAAGATCGCCGCGAGCTATCTGGGAGAAGCGGGATGATGTGGGATGAGCTGACCGAGGAGCAGAAGCTGCTCTGTGCGCCGCAGCGGCGCCTGCGGCTGCAGGAGCGGCGCACCTGCGACATGATCGAGGTCGACCATGTGTGGTCGCCGGCGACGGCGCAGGAGATCGTCGAGCCGCTGCTGGTGTCGATCGGCCGCTATCCCGACGGCCGCATCGGCGAGGTGTTCATCGACGGGCGGGAAAAGGGCAAGGGCAAGGTGGCGCAGCGCACCACGGCGCTCAGGCAGGACGTGGCGGTGCTGATCTCGATCGCGCTGCAGTACGGCGCGCCGATCGAGGTGCTGCGCGATGCCATGGGGCGCGGCGAGGTGCAGGCGATGGGCCGGGTGCGGGTGATGCCGCACACCATCATCGGCAGTGTGCTCGACGCGCTGGCGGCCGAGGCGGCGGCATGAGCCTGTCGCCCGAACTTGCCGCCCTGCGCGACGAGGCGATGGCGACCAGCTGCGCGTCGTGGGCGATCCAGAAGCGGTGGGGTCTGCGCGGCCGGCACGAAATGGTGGGTGCCTGCCCGAACCCCGAGTGCGTCGGCGGCGGCGGCGTCGACCGGTTTTCGATCAACACGGTCAAGAACGTCTTCAACTGCCGCAAATGCGGGATCTCGGGCGAGGGCGTGATCAAGCTGGTGATGGACACCGAGCATGTCGATTTCGTGCGCGCCTGCGAGATCGTGACCGGCCGCACGGTGAGCGAGCCGATCGACGAGGCGAAGGCGGAACGGGCGCGCCGGGAGCGCGCGGCCGAACTGGCGAGGCGCGAGCGCGCGGCGGAAGCCTATCGCGAGCGGGCGCGGCGCGACGGGCTCGCCACCTGGTCGGCCGGCTTGCCGCTCGAGGCGCCGGAGGCGCAGCCGGTGCTTGACTACCTGGCGCGGCGCGCGCTCGACATCCGCGGGCTGGAGCAGGCGCCGCTGTCGATGTTCCATGCGCTGCGGTGCGCGCCGGAGCTGGCCTGGACCGAGGCCTATATCAACCCGGAGACCGGCAACCGTGGCTGGAGCACGCTGCATGTGGGCCCGGCGATGCTGGCGCACATCGTGCTGCCGGTGCGGCTGCAGGCGGCGCCGCTCGATGCGCGGCTCGACCCGCTCGGCCGCTTCGGCGGCGTGCACATGACCTGGATCGACCTCGGGGCGCCGAAGGGACGGCTGGTGCTGCCCGACGCTCCGGCAGAGGGCAGGGAAGGCAAGGGCAAGCCGCGGCCGACCAAGAAGGTGCGCGGGCGCAAGAAGGGTTGCGTCATCCCGCTGTTCACCCCGGCCGGTGCGCGCCGGCTGGTGATGGGCGAGGGGATCGAGTCGACGCTGACGCCGCTGGTGCACGCGTTCGAGCCCGACACCGCGTACTGGGCTGGCATCGACCTCGGCAACATCGCCGGCGCACCGATGGAGGTCGACGGCCGCAAGATCTGGGACGAGCCCGATCTCGACGATCTCGAATGCTTCATTCCGCCCGACTGGGTGGAGGAATTCGTGCTCCTGGGCGAGGGCGACGATGCCAGCGTGCACAGCCGCGAAAAGAGCCTATGCGGGCTGCGGCGCGCCAAGCTGCTGCGCGAGCGCGCGCGGCTCGAGCGGGCGGAGCTGCCGGCGCTCACCGGCATCTATGTGCCGCCGCCCGACGGCGACAGCGACATGAACGATCTGGCCCGGCGCGAGCTGGGCGAGGGGAACGACGCGACTGACACCACCGCGGCGGCGGACGGGGGACCTCAGGCGGTTGGACGAGCGGATGCAATCGCGGCCGATCGGACAGAGCGCAGAGGCGAAGACGGGGCACGATGACCAAAAAGACATCGCGGGTGCGTGATGCCATGGCCAAGGGCGAGGCTGTGACAGCCGAACCTTTCGACCCCAGCAAGGTGGCGGGTGACACGCCGGCCGCGCAAAAGCGGCGGACGCCGCGCAAGCCGCGCCCCAAAGCGGCCGCGGCCGAGCCGCCGGATGCCGGCGATCGGGATGACTCGGATGCCGAGGCGCCGAACTGGACCGAAGAGGAGCTGGCCGACGTCGCCGACGATACGCGGCCGCCCGAGCTGGTCGCAGTCGAGACGGCGATCGCGCGGCTATGCAGCGGCTACGACCAGAACGATGCCGGCAACGCGCAGCGGCTGATCGCATGGTTCGGCCCCAATCTCTGCTATGTCTCGGGCATGGGGTGGCTGACCTGGCGCGGCACGCACTGGCAGCGTGACGAGGGCGAGCTCGAGGCACGGCGGCTGTGCCAGCTGCTGGTCGAAAAGATCAAGCTCGAGCCGGCGCACATCATCGCGACGCCGGCGCAGCAGCGTCTGCTCGATGCCGCGGCGCACGCCATGAAGGTGGAGTCCGACGACCGGACGCCGGCGCAGCATGACCTCATCGGCCGCGCCGCCGCCCTGCGCAAGGAGCTGAACAGCCGGCGCAGCAAGCGCCGCAATTTTGCGGTTTCCTCGGGAAATTCCGGGCGCACGACGGCGATGCTGGCGCAGGCCGCGAGCTTCAAGGCGTTCGACCAGAAGAAGCTCGACGCCAATCACATGCTGTTCAACGTGCTGAACGGCACACTGGTGTTCAGCCGCATCGACGATCCGGAACAGGACACGGAAGGCGCCGACGTGGTGCCGCGCAAGATCGGCCACGTCGACATCCGCCCGCATGACCGCGAGGACATGCTGACCAAGATCGCCGATGTGGAGTACGCGCCCGAGGCGACCTGCCCGGAGTTCCAGAAGTTCCTCGACCGGATGATGCCCGACGAGAAGATGCAGACCTGGCTGAAAGTCAGCCTGGCCTATTCGCTGCTCATCGGCGGCAATGGCGCGCAGAAGCTGTTCTACCACTACGGCCTCGGCGCCAACGGCAAGAGCGCGCTGCTCGAAACCATCGGCGCCCTCGCGGGGACGTATAGAACGACGGTTTCGCCGGAGACGATCACGGGCGACGGGCAGCAGCGGCAGGGCCAGCAGGCCAACCCCGACATCGCGCGGCTGTTCAACACCCGGTTCGTGGTGGTGGAGGAGCTGCCCAAGAACGTGCCGCTCAAGGAAAACCTGGTCAAGGCCATGTCGGGCGGCAGCCCGCTGACGGCGCGGTTCCTGCAGAAAGAGTTTTTCGAGTTCACGCCGATCTTCACCGCCGTGCTGTCGGGCAACACCAAGCCGGCGATCACCGGCTCGGACAAGGGTATCTGGCGGCGCGTGTCGATCATCCACTGGAAGGTGTCGATCGGAGAAAAAGACCCCAGCCGCGTCGAGTTCCCCGAACTGATGCGGCGCTTCGCGGCCGAGCGCTCGGGCATCCTCAACTGGCTGATCGAGGGCGCCATGCTCTACCTCGGCAGCAGCCTGATGGCGTTCGAGCCGGAGGAGGCGCGGGCCTTCACCGAGGACTATCGCATGGAGCGCGACAATATCGAGGTGTTCGCCAGCTCGATGATCGTGCCGCACCCCGGCCACAACATCCAGGCGGGCAAGCTGTTCGAGCGCTATCAGCAATGGTGCGCCGCGAATGGCCTGGTGGCCGCCAAGCAGCGCACGTTCGGGGAGCGGCTGGGCGAGCTCGGCTACGCCAAGAAGACCGGCCGCGTGTACGAGTACACCGATATCACCCTGCGGGCGCTGCCCGCCGCCGATGATGACCCCGGCTGGGCGCCACCCGAGGGGTTCGAGTAGCGCTGGCAGCCGGGCCTTTTCAACCCCGAAGCCCCGCAACCCCCTCCACGGAAAAGAGAAAAGGCAGTCGCAACCCTCGCCCGCGCTGACGCGCGGCGATACGAGGGTTGCGAGAGTTGAGCGAGGGTGAAATGCGAAACCTCGCGGCGGCTTTCATTAATGATTTCAGGGTTTTGCACCGCTATTGCGAGGTTTGCGAGGGTGTTCCTCGCGTATATGTGGAAGGGGTGCGGGGTGGTGCCTTTTTAGCGGCGTTCTAGGCGGGCGTTCTGGCGGGCGATTTTGTGTCTCATGTCACATAGGGGACCCTCGCCACCCTCGCCACCCTCGCTGGGCCCAGCGTTTCCGGCGTTTTTTATCTGCGAGGGTTAATCACCAACCCTCGCTAAACCTCGCAAAGGGGAGAATATGAGCAAACTGGGGGATATGGCCGAAGACCGGCGGCTCAAGGACCAGCCGCGGGGCAAGGTCCGGCATCGGGGGGATCGCACTGCCGGACCCAAGGATTTGTCGTTCATGCTGGCGACCGGGTTGCACTGGTACGCGCTGCTCACCCGTGCCGGCAGCGAGCTCGATGTCGAGGCGCTGCTGACGGCGGAGGGGATCGTGGCCGTGGTGCCCGTCCGGCGCGAGTGGCGCCGGATCAACCGGTATGTGAAGCGCAAGGCGCAGGTGCGCTATTCGCTGCTGCCGCGCTATGTGTTCGTCGGCTTTGGCGCGGGGCAGGCCTCGGACTATGACGACGAGGTTCGGGCCATCTGCTCGATCATGCGCCGGCTGACCCTGGTGCAGGGGGTTGTCGGATGGGATGATCTGCCGCGCCGCATGGTGGCGCGCGAGGTCGCCGTGTTCCTGCGCGACCTCGGCGAGGTGATCGCGCCCAAGTGGCAGAAGCACGTGAAGAGCGGCAAGGAGTTCGAGATCGGCGACGAGGCGCAGATCACGGCCGGCCCGTTCGAGGGGCACATCGTGAAGGTCGACGACGTGATCGGCAGGCAGGCCAAGGTGACGCTCGACCTGCTGTTCGGGGGAGGTGCGCACAACGTCCTGGTGCCTCTTGCCAATCTGGAGAAATCAGCTTAGCCCTCGACGCTGGATGACCGGAGACCCGTCGCAGGCCGCTCGATCAGAGCGCGGTTCCCGAGCGGCGAATGGCCCAGCCAGTCGATACTGGTGACCGCCACCTCTGCGTATCCAGCCATCCACTCCCAGCGGTGATGTTCCTCCTGACCTCCTCACTACGGCGCGGCCCTTCGCGGGCGGCGCCGTTTTCGTGAGAGCGTCGCCGCGCCGCAAAATTGCGGACGGTCGACGGCCCGGCGGGTCCTTCCCCGTCCGCCAAACCCATGCGGGACGTCTTAGCGCAGGTGTGCGGTAGTTTTGGGGATTTTTGGCAGGGTTGACGGGGTTGACGGACGTGCTCGGGGCGGTTGACGGCGGGTTGACGGAGACGCTCTGGGTGCCGATCGCGGAAGCGGCGCGGCAGCACGATGTGTCGCGCGCCGCGATGCACAAGCGGGTGTCGAAACTGATCGACGCCGGCCGGCTCTCCACCAAGGACGGGCCGCGCGGCACCAAGCTGGTGAACATCGTGGCGCTCAATCGCGTCATCGCGACGGAGACCGATCCGGCGCAGGCGCTGCGCAATGGCTCAGTGCCCGATGCGCCCGATGAGCCCGAGCTGCCGGAACAGCCGGAGGGCGACGGCGACAGCGGGCAGGGCGCATCGTCGCCGGCGTCGGGTGGATCGAGGAGCTATCACGCGGCGCGCGCCAGCCGCGAGACCTACCAAGCCGAGAGCGCGCGGCTCGACCTCGACGAGCGGCTGGGCAAGCTCTGCTACGTCGACGATGTCGAGCGCCGCACAATGACCGCCATGCGCAAGGTTCGCGACCGCTTCCTGGCGCTGCCGGCCGTCATTGCCGACCGCCTGGCCGGCGCCCCCGATGCTCTGGCCATTCGCGGCATCCTGAGCGCGGAAATTCGCGCCGTGCTGGCGTCGGCGGCCAAAGACATGAGCGGCCTGGACGAGGACGACGAGACCGATGCCTTCGCTGACCTTGCATCAGGAGAGCGAGACCCGGATCAGGCGTAACGGCGCAGTGGTCTATCGCGCAGCCTCGGCGGGCATCATGCCGGACCCGCAGGAACTGGTGTCGGTGTGGGCGGAGAACCACCGGGTGGTGCCGGAGGGCGGCGCCGTCGCCGGCGAATGGCGCAACAGCACGGCGTACTACCTGGTCGAGCCGATGGATGCGCTGTCGCCCAACGATCCGTGCGAGCAGGTGATCATCATCAAGCCAGCCCAGTCGGGCGGCTCGGCCGTTGCCGAAAACTGGCTCGGCTTCGTGATGCACCGGACGCCTGGTCCCGCGATGTATGTCGGGCCGACCGTCATCGCGGCCAAGGACTGGTTCGAGGAGAAGCTGCAGCCCACGATCGAGGCGACCAAGGTGCTGTCGCCGGCGAAGGGCGGCGTGGTGATGCCGCGCAAATCGCGGGCGGGCGACGGGTCGAAGGCGAACCGGACAAAGTTCAAGGGCGGTTTTCTGCTGTTGGCCGGCGCCAATTCCGCCGCGTCGCTGCGGCAGCACTCGATCCGCTTCATGGTGCGCGACGATCGCTCGGCCTGGACGGACAATGCCGACGGCGAGGGCGACCCCAAGGAACTGAGCAGCAAGCGCCTCAAGACCTATCGGCGGTTCGGCCTTGCCAAGGTGCTCGACGTGTCGTCGCCGAAGTTCAAGGGCGAGGATATCGACGCCGACTACCAGAAGTCGGACATGCGCCGGTACTACATGGCGTGCAGGGGGTGCGGGGCGCTGACGGATTACGAATGGGAGGATGTGCAGAAGAACGCTACTCCACCCTATCGCAGCCATCTGGTGTGCCCTGCCTGCGGGACCGAGCACTACGAGGGCGACAAGCCGCGGATGCTGGCGCCGGAAAGCGGCGCCTGCTGGGTGCCGACGGCGCCGGATGCCGATGGCGTTGTGCCGCCCAAGACGATCCCGGCGAGCGAGATTGAAGTCTGGCGTCATCGCCACACCGGGCGGCTCGCCAAAGGGTACGCGATCACCGGCATCATGAACGCGTTCGACACGCTCGACAGCCTCGCCCAGCTCGAGGCCGAGGCGGGTGACGATCCGGAAAAGCGGCAGCCGTTCGAAAACGGCGATCTCGGCCGGGCGTGGGAGCCGAAGGGCGAGGGTCCGCAGTGGGAGACCATCGCGGCGCGCAAGGAAGGCGACTGGCGGCGCGGCACGCTGCCCGCCGGCGTGCTCTACGTGACCCTGACCGCCGACGTGCAGGCGGACGGTATCTACTGGGCGTTCGTCGGGTGGGGTCCGGGGAAGCAGGCCTGGCACATGGATCAGGGGTTTCTGCCGGGCGTCACCGACGAGCCGCTCGGCGGCGCCTGGCCCAAGCTCGACATGGTGGCCGACCATGGCGTCAGTTTCGGCGGCGTGCGCATCGGCGCCGACATGATCGCGGTCGACAGCGGCTACAACGCCGAGGCGGTGTACGAATGGGTGCGGCGCCGTCACAATGCCCTTGCGGTCAAGGGCGACGACGGCTGGAGCAAGAACCCAATCTCCCGCTCGCAGAACGCCGAGGTGCAGACGCACGGGCTCAGCGCCGGCAAGGCCCGCCGCTATGGCATCAAGGTGTGGATGGTGGGCACCTGGAGCATCAAGGCGACGCTGATAACGTTCCTGGGCAAGGTGCCCAAGGAGGGAGGCGCCGGGTTCCCGACAGGCTACCACCATTTCCCCGGCGACACCGAGGAACAGTACTTTCGCCACCTCACGTCGGAATACATCGTGAACGGCGAACAGCGTCGCGAGTTCAAGCAGCGCGGCCCCAACCACTGGCTGGATTGCCTGGTTTATGCCTATGCGCTGACGCACTTTGCGCAACTGTGGTCGTGGTCCGAGGAGCAGTGGGACGTTCGCGCCCGCGAGCTTAGCGAAATGACCCGGCCGGCGCAGGCCGACATGTTCGTTAACTCGGCAAAAGCCGTGGCGATGCCGGCGCCAGTCGATGGCGACGCTGCAGATGGGGCGCCGGCGGCGCCGTTGCGCGCCAAGCCGCAGTCCGACGGGCTCGACGCCCTCTCGAAACTCAACCAGTAGGCGAAAATGGCCGACATGACGCTCGCCGAGATCGACCAGGCGCTCACGGATCTGCGCGCGGCCAAGCAATCGCGCCTGGTGGGCGGCGTCCGGACCAAAACCGCCTATGTCAGCGGGTCGGTGGAGAAGCAATTCGCCTCGTTGGACGAGATCAACGGCGAAATCGCCCGCCTCGAGGTGATGCGGTCGCGTCTCACCGGCACGGCGAGCGGGAACGGACCCATCCATGTCGGCTTCGGGAGGCGATATTGAGCAATTCCAAGCCGCGGGTGCGGGTGCAGGCGGGTGATGCGGTGGGGGCGAGTGCTCGGCCGGTCGCGCATGGTGGCTCTGCCCGTACCAGCTATGCCGCCGGTGACCTCGGGCACCCGTCGATGCTGGGCTGGATGCCGTCGTCGCTGTCGGCGGACGCCGAATGGCTCCGCGACCGGCCGATTTCGGTCGGCCGCATGCGCGATGTCGAGCGCAACGACGGTTGGGCCTCGGCCGGCATCGACCGGCAGGTCGATATGCTGGTCGGCGGCTCTCTGCGGATCAATCCGAAGCCGCGCGCGGCCGCCCTGGGCATCGACACCGACGCTGCGCATGAGCTCGGGCGGCAAATCCAGTCGCAATGGCTCGCTTTTGCCGACGATCCGATCTTCCGCAGCGACGCCGAGCGCGAATTGCCCTTCGCGGGGCAGGCCGGCCTCATGGCGCGCGAGTTTGTCGGCATCGGCGAGGGCCTCGCGGTGCTCCGCTGGATCGAACGGCCCGGCTGGACCTTCCGCACCGCGGTGCAGATCGTCGATCCCGACCGCTTGTCCAATCCCATGGGGCAGCCGGACACGGACCGCTTGCGGGCAGGGGTGGAAAAGGACGAAAACAACGCTCCCGTGGCCTATCACATCCGGCAGGGACACCCCGCCGACGTATCGAGCGCAAGTACGGCCGCGTTCCGGTGGGACCGGATCGAGCGCTGGGACCGGATCGGCGACTGGGAGCGGCCCAAGGTGCTGCACCTTTACGAAAAGCGCCGGCCGGGCCAGTCGCGCGGCGTCGGGCGGCTGGTGGCCAACCTGGTCAAGTCGCGGATGCTCAGCCGCTACTCGGAGTCGGAGCTGCGCACGGCGGCGATCAACGGCAGCATCGTCGGCGCCATCTACACGCAGCTCGGCGCGGAGTATGCGGCCGATCGGCTCGGCGGTGCCCAGCCGGGGAACGACTGGAACGACTTCAACTCGCAGCGAGCGAAGTTCTATGGCGAGCGGCGCGTGCTCGATGATGCACGCTTCGTCACGCTGTTCCCCTCGGACCGGCTCGAGCTCAACACGCAGCCGCGGCAGACGGCCGGTTACCCGGCGTTCCAGAAAGCGTTTCTGCAGGCGTTCGCGGCGTCGCTAGGCCTCAGCTACGAGCAGCTCAGCATGGACTGGAGCAGCACCAATTATTCGTCGGCGCGCGCCGCGCTGAACGAGGTGTGGCGCGGCGTGCAGCGGCTGCGCTCGATCCTGATCTACCGCTTCGCCGTGCCGCTCTATGCGGCGTGGCTCGAGGATGCGCTCGATGCCGGCGTCATCGACGTGCCCAAGGGCTGCGCCGATTTCTACGAGGCGCCTGCCGCCTGGCTCAACGCCGACTGGATCGGCCCGGCGCGCGGCTTCATCGATCCCGTCAAGGAGGCGCAGGCCTCGACGCTGCGGATCAGGGGCCGGATTTCGACGCTCGAGCGCGAAGCCGCCGAGCAGGGGCAGGATTGGGAGGACATCGTCGCCCAGCAGGCCCGCGAGAACGAAGCGATGCGCGAGCTGGGCGGCGTCGAGACCGACACCAGCATCATCGCGCCCACCGACACGCTGCCGGCGCAGCAATAGGTCCGATCTCCGAAAGGCCAGCAAATGCGAAACTTCGAACTCGACCTGCGTCGGCCGGGGCAGGTGCTGCTGCTCGAGCGTGGTGCGGCGCAGGCGTTGATCGAGCGCGTGATGGATGGTCGGCCGGCGCCACATTCGGGTGGCGGCCTGCTGTCGCGTGCGCTCAGCATGGTCGGGCTGAAGCCGCGGGCCATGGAGGACGATGATGGCAACGAGCCGCGCATCGATACCTCGCGGCTGGCGCTGCCCCAGATCGACTGGGCCGGCACAGTGGAGTGGGGCGAAGGCTATGCCATCGTCGAGGGCATCGCGATCATCGACATTCAGGGAGTGCTCACTCCCGATGGCTACATCGACTGGTGGAGCTGGTGCTGGGTCGGCGGCTATTCGCAGATCCGCGGCGCCGTCCGTGCCGCGCGCGCCGACGATCGCGTGCAGGCGATCCTGCTGCGGATCGACTCTCCCGGCGGTTACGTCGATGGCTGCTTCGACCTCGCCGACGAGATCGCCGCTGGCAATGCCAAGGCGGGCGGCAAGCCGGTTTGGGTCAACGCTCGCATGGCATGCTCGGCGGCCTACGCTCTGGCCGCGGCCGGCGACCACATCACCGCCCTGGCGGAGGCGGATGTGGGGTCGATCGGCGTGCTGGTGCTGCATGTCGATGTCAGCGGCTTTTACGCCGAGCACGGCATCAAGATCGAGGCGATCCAGAGCGCGCCGCGCAAGACCGACGGCGCCGAGTGGAAGCCGCTCAGCGAGGATGCGCGGGCACACCTGCAGGCTGTCGTCGACCAGATCGCGCGGCGCTTTTCGGCGACGGTGACGGCTGGGCGCGGGATTTCGGCCGACGACATCGCCGCGTTGCAGGCGCGCTGGTTCCTGGCGCGCCATGATGACCCCGAAATGTCGGGGCTGGCGCTGCACCTGGTCGACGATATCGCGACCGACGAGGCGGCATTTGCCGCGCTCAAGGCTTCCCTGGCCAATTCCAACGGCGGTGCGCCGAGCGGGTCGGGGTCTGAGGCGGCATCCGATGCCGGGCGCACCAACTCAACCACGGAGAGTGACATGGGACTGAAAGAGCAGATCGCGGCCCTGCGCGACAAGGCTGCCAAGGGCGACAAGGCGGCAATGGCGGAGCTCGCCGAAATGGGCGTTTCGATCAAGGCCGCGTCGGAGGACGACGAGGAGAAGAAGGACGAAGAAGCGGCTGAGGACGACAAGCCGGCTGACGACGATGCCGACAAGCCGGCCGACGACGAGGGCGATGACGAGACCAAGGACAAGGAGCCGAGCGCCAAGGCGACCGGCACCAAGGCCGGCTTCGCGTTGCTTCGCCACAAGGAAGCAAAGGGCAGGGCGGCCCTCGCCAATCGGCTGGCGGAGCAGGTGGTGAGCGGCAAGATGAGCTACGGCGAGGCCGTCGACATGCTCGCCGATGCGCCGAAGGCCCGGCCGCTGAGCGATGCGATGCAAGGGCGCGACCGCAACCCCGGCAACGATGCCGGTGGCGGTGCCGCCAAGGCCGATGCCGAGCTCGGCTCGGCCGTCGATCGCATGCTTTCGCGGCAGGGCAAGAAGGCTGTCGGCTAGCTGGCAGCGCGACTGAACGCGATTTGAGGGCGGCGCTTCGCAAGAGGTTGCCGCCCTTGTTTGTATACGGCCCGGCGGCTGCCCGCCGTTCTTTTCCCGAACCCAAACCTGGAGAGTGCCGCGATGCACGCCTTTTCCGTGGCAGCGCCCAAGCTGCTGACTGCCCTGCTGGCCTATGAGGTCAGCCAGAACTATTGCCGAGAAATGGCGACGCTGCTCGCCGGAGACGGCGCCGATGTGACGTATGAGCTGGGCACTCTGCTCGGCTTCAGCACTGACACCGCGGTTGCGGCTGCGGCCGACGCCGGCAATGTCGGCAATGGCGTTCTGACCCTCGCCAATCCGGCGGTTGCCGCCGGCGTGGTGCCGGGCGCCTATCGCGTGATCATGCTGGAGGCTGTCGCTGATGGTGGCCGCTTCGAAGTGTTCGGCCCGGACGGTGTGGCCATCGGCCACGGTGCCGTCGGCGTGGCGTTTGACGGCGTCGTGAAGTTCACGATCGCCGACGGAGCCACCGACTTCAAGGCCAACGATGGCTGGACGATCACCGTCGCAACGGGCACCAAGCTCGTCGACTGGGACCCTGCGGCCGTCGACGGCAGCGCCGTCGTCGACAGCGTGTTGCTGGCGCGCACGACCGCTCCGGACGGCGAGGATGCGCCCGCACTGGTGCTGCGGCGGGGCCCGGCCATCATCAAGGCCGATGGCATCGTGTGGCCCGCCGGGGTGACCGACGATCAGAAGGCTGCGGCGATCGCAGCGCTGAAGCTCAAAGGCATCCTCGTGCAGTAACGCGCCCCTTCACCGCGTGACGAATACGGGCGGCGACCAGGGCATGGTCGCCGCCCAATTCATGTAAGGACCCGCGGCGGGCACCCGCCGATCTTCTCCACCCGAAACATCTTGAACCAGGAGCGGCGGCATGGACCCCGATTTCAACTTTCCCTACAGCGCGACCGATCTCACCGAGCAGATCAATCGCATCCCCAACTCCTATGGCCTGTTGCGCGTCATGGGCCTGTTCTCCGAAGAGGGCGTGATCTCGACCACGGTCGAAATCCGCATGGAGGACGGTCTCCTGGTCGTGCTTCCGGCGACCGAGCGCGGCGCGCCGGGCACCCTGGCCGGTCGCGAGACCGGAAAAACGCTGTTCTTCAAGGTGCCGCACTTCCCGCACCGCGACCTGATCAAGCCGGCCGATATCCAGAACATGCTGGTGATGCAGGGTCGCATGAAGCGGCCCGCGACCGTGGCCGACGAGGTGGCCAAGCGCCTCAACAATCTGCGCAACAACCACGCGATCACCCTCGAATACGTGCGCATGGGCGCCCTGAAAGGGACGATCAAGGACGGCAACGGCGCGGTGATCTACGACCTCTACGACGAGTTCAACATCGTGCAGCACGATGTCGACTTCGTGCTGGGCACTGCCGGAACCGACGTGATTGCCAAGGCTGAGGAGGTGACCGACTACATCATCACCAACCTCAAGGGCGAAGTCGCGAGCGGTATCGAAGTCCAGGTGGATGGCGGCTTCTTCAACAAGCTGATCCAGCATCCGAAGGTCGAAAAGTACTGGCTGCAGACCAACTCGGCCGGCGTGCTCGCCAACATGGAGCGGAACCGGCTGGGCGGCAATTGGGGCCGCGTGTTCGAGTTCGCCAACATCATGTGGCGCGAGAACAAGACCACCTTCCCGGTTCGCGTCAACGGTGCGCTGACCGGCGAAGCGGCGATCGAGGCGAACGCCGGCTACGCCTACCCGACCGGCACGCTCGACACCTTCAAGACCTGGTTCGCCCCCGCCGACACCATGTCGACGCTCAACGCGCCGGGCGACCAGATCTTCGTGTCGTCGGAGGTGCTCGACCACCAGAAGGGTATCGATTTGTGGTCGGAGTCGAACCCCCTGGCTCTGGTCAAGCGCCCCGAGTTGGTGGTGCGCGCCCACAGCTCGAACTGAAGATCGTGCCGCGCTCCGCAATTTTGCGGAGCGCGGCAGCTGTTTGGCGGAGGTCAACATGCGTCGCGACCTGGTGCAGGACGTGCTCGATGCGGCCGCCGAAGAATTGTTCGAGGACGTTCTCTACACCCATGCGCCCGCGGGACCGGTGACGGTTTCGCAGGCGATCTTCGGTGTTGAGATCGTGGCCGAGCGGGAAGAGTGGTCGGGGCAGGCGGTGCGCGGCACCACCCACACGACGCGGGCGCTCAAGGCCAAGTTCCCGAACCTCACGCGCGGCGACCTGATCGACGATGGCGTGGCGGTCTATCGCGTGCTCGATTTCGAGCCGGTCGGCGACGGGCGGTTCGAGGTGCTGATCAGCCTCGTGGTCGCTGGCTGATGAGCGACTTCCGGCTGCAGCTCGGTGCGGCGCTGACCGGCGACCTCGCCAAGATGATGGAAGAGGAAATCGACCGCGGTTCCACAGCCGTGAGAGCTGCGACCTCGCAGACGCTCGACTGGCTGAAGACCGCCCTGCGGCAGCAGGTGCTGGACGCCTTCGGATCGCAGCGCCTGGCCAACACCTGGCGCGGCAAGTTTTACCCCAACAAGGGGCTCGATGCCGCCGGCGTGGTGTATTCGAATGCGCCCCACATTATCGAAGCCTTCAGCGAGGCGACGGTGATCACCGCGCATGACGGGTTCTGGCTGGCCATCCCGTCGCCCGATTGTCCGCGCGGGCCGCGTGGCGCCCGGCTGACGCCCTCGACCTTCCCCGAAGACCGGTTCGGGCCGCTGCATTTTGTCTATCGGCCGGGCAAGGCCTCGCTCTTGGTGGTGGACAAGCTGCGGCGGCACACCGGCAAGCGCAAGGGCTACAGCAAGGCCTCGGCCAAGGCGATCCGCGAGGGGCGGGCCGAGACGGTGGTGATGTTCTTCCTGGTGCCGCGGGTGCAGCTCAGCAAGCGCGTCGACCCGCAGGGCGCCTACGGCGAGGCCGTCGACCGGCTCGTCGACAATGTCATTCGGGAGTGGAACGCCGATGGCCGCGCGCAAGGGTGAGCAAATCCTCGTGGCGCTCGAGGCGGTGCTGCAGGCGGCGGTGCCCGCACTGGGGCGCAATACGCCCCTGCCGGAGGCAATCGACCAGGTGCTGCGGCTGCTCGACGGTCCGCCGGCGCAGCAGACAGAGGCGTATCTCAATCCGCCGATGTACGAATTCACCATGCGGCCGTTCGTGCAGATCATCGTCGTCAACAGCGACGACGCGGCCCGCGACGCGGCCGTGGACACTCTCTACCAGGCGCTTGCCGCCGCCATTGCCGGCATCACGGATCTCGGCGGATTGATTACCGACATCCGGCCGCAGCCGCCGAGCGCGGCGCCGCGCGAGCTGTTCGGCATGCCCGGCATGTCGGGCGCCGAGTTCGATATCGAGATCGACTACTGGTCGGAAACGACCGCGGGGTGAACGCCCCACCACTCATCCCACCATCACCAGGAGACTGTCATGGCCAAGCCCCGCGCGGTTGGTTCGGATATTGTCACGCTCATCAGCGACGAGGCGGTGTACGGCACGGCGCGCGATGGTGCCGGCGGCGGCGTCTATACGCGGCCCTACCTCAAGTCGATCGGCCTGGGCGGCTCGCAGCCGCTCGAGGCCGACCAGCTGATCAACACCGGCAACCCCGACGACACCGACCCGTCGCTGGGTGCGTTCGATGTGAGCGGCCCGATCGCGGCGCCGCTCGACGCACGCGGGGCAGGGTTCTGGCTGACCATGGCGCTCGGCGCCGAGGCCGCGCCCACCGACCACGAGGATGGCACCTACACTCATACCTGGGCGTCGGGGAAAGACCTCAAGTCCTACACGGTGCAGACCGGGCATCCGAAGCTGACAACGCCGAAATGGCGGACCGCTCTGGGCGCCAAGGCCAACGGCTTTTCGCTGCCGCTGCAGCGCAACGGCCGGGCGGTGATGACCTTGCCGATGATCGCGCAATCGGAAGTCAAGGACGTGGCGGGGGCCCGCGACGCGGCGCCGCTCGCCTTCGATTTCCGGCCGTTCGACAATGCCACCGGCGGCGTCAAGATCGGGGGCAATGCGCTCGCCAATGTGCTGGGCGGGACCTTCGATTTCTCCAACGGGCTCGACGCTGCTGCGACCATCCGCTCGGACATGTTCATCGACGGCGTCGACGAGACGCAGCGCGTGCTGACCGGATCGCTCAACCTGCGCCTCGGCACCGACCACACGATCGACGACCTGATCGACACGACCACGCCCGCCGCGATCGAATATTCGCTGGCGCTGCGGTCGGCGGCGACGTGGAAACTGACGTTCTCGATGCCGCGGGTGTTTTTCGAACTGGCCAAGAAGCCGGTCGAAGGCCCTGGCGGCATCCAGGCGACGGTGAATTTCCGCGCTGCCTACGATGCCGAGACGCCGGCGCCGATGCTGTCGGTGACGCTGTTCAACGACGTGGCCGCCTATTGATGCTGCGGCTCGTCTACAGCCGCGAGCCGCGGTGGATCGAGATCGGCGGCGGCGCCGAGCTCTGCATCGAACCGGCGACGATCTACCAGGTCTATGCCGCGCAGGCTCGCGCCGCGGCGCTGCTCAGCGATCTCAAGGATGCTGGCGCGGCCGTGTCTATGGTCGGCGGGCAGGTGGTCAATGTGCCCGACCTGAGCGAGCCGGAGCGCGAGCAATCGACCCTCGAGGCGTTGTTCGTGATTTCGCTGGGCGAGCTCTTGATCAGCGACTGGCGCAACGTGCGTTCGGCCGATGGGACCGATCTCGATTTCGATCCTGCGCTGATCGTCGTGCTGTTCGAGGACGAGACGATCGCCGCGCGCTTCCTGAGGGAGGCGCGAGGGCCGCTGCACGAAGTGGACCTCGAGGGAAACGGATTTCCCGCCTCGCCGAGTGGCATTTCGGAGAGGGGCGGGGACGAAGCTACTGCGATGCCTGCCGCGACGAAGGCACCGCCTGCGCCACGACGCGCACGCATGAGTGCCCGTATCATCAGTTCGCTCCGCGCTCTCTTGAAGGGCGCGTGGTTTGGGAAGCGTTCCGGGCCAACGCCTGGCGCATGAGGCGCGGCGGCGGATTTTCCGGCGCGGCGTGGATCGACACCGAGGGGCTGCGGCGGCAGATCGATGCCGCCGGCGTCGAGGCCTCGATCGGCGAGCAGCTGCTCGGGGCGTGCGAGCTGGGCGCGATGATGGCCATCAACGACAGGGGCGACACCGATGGCGAAGGAACGTGAGGTTGGCGTCCGGCTGTCCGTCAAAGATGCCGATCTCGCCAAGCGCGCGCTCGCCACGTTCGGCGCCGAGGGGCAGGCCGCGATCAAGCGGATCGAGGCGGCGAGCGTGCCGGCCAGTGCCGGCCTTCTGCGGCTCAGCAATGCCATCCAGTGGGGCAAGGAGTACAGCCGCGAGTTCGCCGTCGAAGCGACGCGCAGTTTCCTAGGGCCGCTCGCGGCTATTGGGAGTGCCGCCGGCGCCATGGAGTTGCTCCGCGACGCCATCGAGCGGGTGAAGCAGGTCGCCGAACTCGGCGACATCGCGGACCGGATCGGGCTCGATGTCGGCAAGCTGCAGGGGCTGCAGGATACGTTCAAAGAGGCGGGGAACGACGTTGCCGATCTCAACAACGGCCTGCAGACGTTCGCGGCGAACCTCAGCAAGGCGGCGGTGCAGGGTGGGCCGCTCAAGGACATTTTCGACGCCAACCGCCTGAAGATCAGCGGCGACACCCTGACCGATCTCAAGGCCTTTGCCGACCTGGTGAAGAACGCGCGCACCGAGCAGGACAAGCTCTACCTGACCACGGTGGCATTCGGACGCGGCAGCAAGGAAATGGCCGATCTCCTGTCGGAGGGCAGCGTCGGGATCGGCCGTGCGGCCGACGAGGCCGAGCGGCTCGGCGCGGCGCTCGATGCGGCGGATGTCGAAAAGGCGCGGGCGATGACGGCGCAGCTCGCCGAGCTCAACATCAAGCTCGACGCCGCCAAGGATCGGTTCGCGCTGCTTCTGGGCCCGGCGGAAGTGGAGGCGATGAGCGCCTTTGCGGACGGGCTCGAGCGCGTGCGCGATGCGCTGGCCGGCATTGCCAGCGGCGATCCGCTCAAGGCCATTGGCCTGCTGGCGACCTTGGCGCGGTCGCTGACCGCGCCGGGCGCCAATATCGACTACAACGGGCTCATCGATCAGCTGGAGGGTCGACCCCCGGTCTCCATCACCGTGCATGGCGGCAGCCATGAGGACAAGCCGGCGACCACTTCCGGAAGCACCGCCCCGACCGTTCTGCCTGCGCCCCGCAATTCCGCGGCAGATGCCGCCGCGAAGCGGATCAAGGATGTGACGGACGCACTGCGCCAGCAGCTTGCCGTGCTCGGGCTGACCGACCGCGAGGCGGAAATCTCGAACAATCTGTCGCGGGCCAAGGTGGATGCCGCGAGCAAGGAAGGAAAGACAATCGCCGACCTGACCGGGCGGCTCTACGACCAGCAGCGGGCGCTGAAGGCGACCAACGACGCGACCATGTTCCTGGCGCAGACCGGCGAGCAGGTCTTCGAAAAGCTGATCGATGGTACCGAGTCATGGCAGGACGCGCTCGGCGACCTCGTCAGCACTATGGAAAAGGCGGTGCTGCAGGCGGCGCTGCTGGGCGACGGACCGCTGGCCGGCATCCTCGGCACGCAGAGCGCAACGAGCGGCCAGCCCGGCGGTGTGTTCGGCAGCCTGCTGGCGGGGTTGTTCGGCGGCGCCAAATCCGGCGGCGGTTATGTTCCCGGCCTCACCGGCCCGAAGCTGTTTGCCCGCGGCGGTGTCAGCGACCGACCGGCGTTGTTCGGCGATGCCGGCCCTGAGGCGGCGGTGCCGCTGCCGGATGGCCGCACCATCCCGGTGACGCTGAAGGGCGGCAGTAGCGGGCTCGCCCTCAATGTGCAGATCGTGCACATGCCCGGATCCGGAACCGACAGCGTCACGGCGACGCGCGACGGCGAGGCGGCACAGCTCAAAGCCCTGGTCTACAGCGTAGCTGCCGAAGGCGTGAGCTCACCCGGCAATCCGATCCACCGGGCCCTGCGGCGGACGTTTGCTCTCACTCCCGACCTCACGAGGCGATAGATGCCCGCAACCTGGCCGGAGACGCTGCCGCAGCGATTCCTCATCGCCGGCAACCAGCATCAGCTCGCCGACCCCCGGTTGATGAGCGCGACCGACACCGGTCCGGGCAAGTCGCGGCCGCGCTCCAGCGCGGTGCCGGACAGCTTCACCGGCTCGATGCGGATGAGCGGGGCACAGTGGGCGATCCTGACGGCGTTCGGGCGCGATGACCTGGCGCGCTGGTCGCTGCCCTTCACGATCCCGGCGCCCGACGGCGGTGACGACTGGCTGGTGATGCTGCGGCAGAACGCACTGCCGTCGCGTGTCAACATCGGCGGCGATCGCTGGACGGTGACGATGTCGTTGCTGGTGTTGCCGTGAGTGCTCTGTCCGATCGGCCGCAAGGGCGCCCGCTCGGCCAACCGCCGAAGGTGTTGCCGTGAGCGCGCTCTCGCTGACGTTTCGCACCGCGGCCCATGCCGAACGGACCGGCGAGGTGCTGGTGCTGCTGGCGACGGTGACACACGAAAGCCTCGAGACGCCGATCCGGGTGTCGAGCGATCCGACGACCCGGCTCGGCACCGACCCGTTGCGCTATGGCACCGTCAGCCGGGGCGACACCTACGAGTTCTACCCGATGTCGCTGGTGCTGCCCGAGGACAGCGAGGACACGGTGCCGGCCATGCAGTGGGTGCTCGACAACATTTCCCGGCAGCTCGTGCCGCTGCTGCGGTCGGTACAGACGCCGGCGAAGGTCACGATCGAGCTGGTGCTGGCCTCGGCGCCGGACACGGTCGAGGCGAGCTGGCCGGAGTTCGACCTGGTGGCGGCGCAGCCCAATGCCCTGACCGTCGAGCTGACGCTGAGCACCGAGTCCGACGCGGCCGAGCCGTATCCCTCCGGCCTGTTCACCCCGGCCGGGTTCGGCGGGCTGTTCTGATAGAGAGATATTCCGGATGGACTGGTCGGCATTTGTCGGGCTGCCGTGGCGCGATCGTGGACGCACGGCCGATGGCTATGATTGCTGGGGGTTGTTTCGCGCGGCGTTTACCGCCGGCACCGGCATCGAGCTGCCCAGCCATGACGAGGGCTATTCGTCGGCGGCGGATCGCGATGCCACGGCCGCCATCGTCTCCGGCGGCCGGGGCGACTGGATCGAGGTGGAGCGGGAGCAGCCGTTCGATGGCGCGGTGATGCTGATCGGCCGGCGCTACCACATCGGGCTCGTGGTGCGGCGCGGGCTGCTGCTGCATATGCCATTCCATGGCCTCAGCGTGATCGAGCCGGCAAGCCGCCTGCCGCGCGCCACCTATTGCAGGCATCGCCGCCTGCTGACCTCCGGCTGACGAGGGCTGATGTGATGCAGGTTCTGGCGCCGGCACGGGGGAAGCCCGCGCCGGACTACATCCTGCCCGGCGAGGGCCTGACGCTGATCGTCGTGCCGCACCCGCTATTGCAGCAGCGGCGCAGCATCGACGTGGTGCCGCTCGGCCGTTCGCTCGCCGAACTGGTGCGCCGCGCCCGCAATATTGCGGACCTGCCCGGCCGCGTCGAGGTGACGCTGGGCGACGGCGGGGTGGTCCCGGAAGCGCTGTGGACGCGGGTGCGGCCGAAGGCCGGCGCCATCGTCGTCGTGCGCAGCGTCGCCGAGTTCGGCGGCGACAACACGCTGGTGCGCACCGTGCTCGGCGCCGCCGTGACGGTCGCAGGGCTGTTTGCCACGGCGGTCAACCCGCTGCTCGGGGCGGCGGTGACCATCGGCGGGCAACTGGCGATCAATGCGCTGTTTCCGGTGGCGCCGCCGGTGCTCGCCAAGCAGCAGAGCGTGGGCTCCAGCAGCTCGCCGACCTATTCGATCTCCGGCGGGCAGAACGTTGCCGACCCCTATGGCGTGGTGCCCGAGATCGAGGGCCGGCACCGGGTTTATCCCAAGCTCGGGGCGCAGTGGTACACCGAGTTCGTCGGCGCCGACCAATACCTGATCGGCCTCGTGGTCTGGGGCTACGGCCCCAAAGAGGTCAGCGGCATCAAGATCGGCGAGACGCCGATCGAGAACTTCGACGACCTGCAGATCGAGACGCGGCTCGGCTATCCCGACGACGCGCCGGTGACGCTCTATCCGAGCGAGGTGGTGCAGGAGGATTTGAGCGTCGAGATCACCGCGACGGGCGGCGCCGAGGTGCGGACGACCGCGGCCGACATCGACGTGATATCGGTCGATGTGGTGGCGCCCTCGGGCATGCTGCGCGTCGATGGCAACGGCGTGGCGCAGACCTATACCGTGCAGCTGCGCGTCGACACGCGCGCGGCCGGCAGCGCCGACCCCTGGGTGCCGCTCGGCACGCTGACATTTACCGGCCGTTCGGGCGACCCGATCCGGCAATGCCTGCGGGTCGCGGTGGCGGCCGGGCAGTACGACGTGCAGGTCAGCAAGACCAGCACCGACTATGCCGGCACCGACCAGGTGAGCGAGCAGGTGGTGTGGACGGCGCTGCGGGGCTTTCGCAGCAGCCAGCCGATCAGCTTCGACAAGCCGCTGGCGCACTCGGCGATCCGCATCCGGGCGAGCTCGCAGCTCACCGGACAGATCGACAGCCTCAACGGCATGGTGGCCACCCGCTGCAAGGCGTTCAACGGTGCGGCATGGGCCGACGACACGGTCAGCAACTGGCCACCCGACCTGTTCCGCCATGTGCTGCAGGGGCCGGCCAATGCGCGCCCGAAGCCCGACAGCCGGATCAACATCGCCAACCTCGAGCGGTGGTGGGCCTACTGCGTGGCCAAGGGGTTCCGCTGCAACATCGTCTTCGACAGTCCCGGATCCGTGCTCGACCGGTTGAAGGCGATCGCGGCCTGCGGCCGCGCCGCGGTGACGCGCACGGACGGCATGTACGACGTGATCTGGGATGAGCCGGACGCGCCGATCGTGCAGCATTTCACGCCGCGCAATTCGCGCGACTTTTCGAGCCAGCGCGCCTATCTCAATCCGCCGCATGCCTTCCGCATCCGCTTCGTCAACGAGACGGCCGGATATGTGCAGGACGAGCGGATCGTCTATGACGACGGCTACAATGCCGACGGCAGCGGCGGGCTGACGGCGGCGACGCTGTTCGAGAGCGGCATCGAGTTTCCCGGTGTCACCGATCCTGCCCTGATCTGGCGGCATGGCCGTTTCCACATCGCGCAGGCGCGGCTGCGGCCGGAGACTTATCAGCTCACCACCGATTTCGAATGGCTGGTGGCGCGGCGCGGTGATCGCGTGCGGGCCTCGCACGACGTGGTGCTGTGGGGATTGGGCGCCGGGCGCGTGAAATCCGTCACGGCAGGCGACAACGACCAGGTGACGCTCGACGAGCCGGTGACCATGGTCGCCGACAAGACGTATTCGATCCGCTTCCGCGCTGCGGACGGCACCTCGATCCTGCGCACGGTCATCACCGATGCCGGCGATCGGACGACCCTCACGCTGGACGGCCATCACGACCTGCCGGCGGCGGCGGGCGATCTGTTCATGTTCGGCGAGACCGGCAGCGAGACGGTGGTGCTGCGGGTGCTGTCGATCCGCCCGGGCCCAGACTTTTCCGCCGTGCTGACGCTGGTCGACGATGCGCCGGAAATCTCGCTGGCCGACCAGGGCGCCATTCCGGCCTTCGACAGCCAGATCACCATCCCGAGCGATCCGTTCACCGCCGCTCCGGTCGGCCTTGCGGTGACCGAGGCCTATGAGGGTGTGGACGGAGCGACCGCCACCGGGGCGCTGCTCACGTGGGAGACGGTGGCGGGCGAGCGGCCGGTGTCGTTCGAGGTCGAGTATCGCGACGACGACGGCGACAAGGTCTGGCGGTTGGCGGCGAGCAGCCCGGTGGTGGCGCCCCTGAAGGCGACGTTCCTGCCTGGCCTGCTGCAGGGCACGTGGAGCTTCCGGGTGCGCTGCATCTTCGCCGACGGCTCGGCGTCGAAATGGGCCGAGCTGGCGCGCGTGGCCATCACGTCGGGCGCCGGGCTGCAACTGCCCAACGTGATGAATGTGGTGACCAGTTACGATGATGCCACGGCGACGATCAGTTGGGACCCGGTCAAGTTTTCCAAGCTCGACGTGTTCTACGAGGTGCGCAAGGGCGAGAGCTGGGAGACCGGCCTGCTCTACGGGCCCAATCTGGCGCAGCCGCGGTTCAAGATCGCCGGCAACGGCACCTACTGGATCGCCGCCAAGGCGCAGCCGCTGCCCGGCATCACCATCTATTCGGCGGTGCCGTCGTCGATCGCGATCGCCGGCGCCATCCTGGTGCGCAATGTGGTGGCGACGCTGCATGAGCATGCCGACGGCTGGGACGGGGTGCTGACCGACTGCACGATCGACGGCGAGGTGCTCAAGACCGATGCCGCCAACACGATCGCCTATTACGAGCTGGCGGCCGGCAAGATCTTCGACATCAACTTCCTGCGGCGGATGCGCATCGACGCCGCGGTGAAGGCGGTCGGCGTGCCGGTGACCCAGAACGTTCTCGACGATCCGGATTTCCTCAACAACCCCGACGTGCTGAGCGCCGGCAGCTCGGCCTTCGTAGAGGCCTGGGTGGAAATCTCGGTCGCGGGCGACGTGGACAACGACGTGTTCGCCGCCGGCGACGTGTTCGTCGCGCCCGACGTGTTTGCCGGCGGCGCGGTGTTCGGGCCGTACCAGAAGTTTGCGCCGGGCGAGTTCGAGGGGCGCTTCTTCAAGCTCCGTGCCGCGTTCCGGTCCCTGTCGGATGCGGTCTATGCGGCGCTGACAGAATTCGACATCACCGGCGATGTTCCCGACCGGATCGACCACTATTCAGGGCTGGCGATCGCCGCGGCGGGCACGAGCATCACCTTCAAGCCCAACGGCTCGGCAACCGCCAAGGAATTCAAGGCCGGGCCGGGGACCGACGCACTGCCGCACTACCAGGTGACGTGGAACAACACGGCCGGGGATGAGCTGGTGGTGTCGGACCTCAGCACCGCTGGAATGACGATCCAAATCCTCAACGGCGGCGCTCCGCAGGACCGCGTCGCCAACATCGAAGTGCAAGGCTGGTAATCATGATCAAGAAGCTCCTGGCGGCCGCGCTTGTCGCGCTGGTGTCGCTCACTCCGGCCATTGGCGCCCAGGCGACCTATTCGACCCCGACCACCGGGCCGATGAGCTTCGGCACGTTCGTGTCGAGCTATCTCAACCCGGCGCTGACGGCGATCCTGACCAACAATTCGGGCACCACGGCGCCGGCGGTGACGGGCCAGCCGGGAACGTACCAATGGTGGGTCGATACCTCGAGCTCGCCGCGGCTGCTGAAGATCTATGACGGCAGCCAGTGGCTGACCCTCGCCTCGATCGACGCCACGGGGCACGTGCTGACCGTCAACTCGTCGGCGCTCAGCGGCCTGGGCAGCAATGTCCTCAGCTGGTTGCAGACGCCATCCTCCGCAAATTTGCGGAGTGCGCTGACCGACGAGACGGGCAGCGGCGCTGCCGTGTTCGCCACCTCGCCGACGCTGACCACGCCCGACCTCGGC